AACGAGTGAAAATCCCGCAGAACATAAGTCTCATAACTTAATTGAACTTGAGAATGGTCAATATGCTTTATATCCTAATAATCGTCTTAGGATATTTGATAATAGTTTGACACCAGTTGAACCTAAGATGCCTGATTTTAAAGTCTCAACTCAGTACTATCAAGTTGAAAATGGTTATGACCGTTTAGGTATGGGTCGTGAAGATGAGTATCATTGGAAAACAGCAAAAGAACGTCAACAAGAGGAACAAGATGGAACCAATTAATGATTTTTTAGATAACCTTGCCGCAAAACAACACGAAAAACTAATTCGTGAAGTTGTTGGTGATAATAAAAACACGGATGAGGATGAAGGTCCACAAGATCTTTCTGAGTAACTACCAAAAAGAAAACTAATGTCAAAATATCACGTAGATCGCGATGTTGAATATATGTACAAGATGTGGGGAACTACTAAATTGATTACAGATTATTGGTCCAAACCTAAAAAAACTAATGATCCTGAAGAAATAGTGGTTGAAAAGCAAAATCCTCAGTAAGGGATATAAATAAATTCAGGAAAATGTACCATAATAATGTCAACTCGGAGGATTTCCAGAGCATTTAAAGATATCAGCCTTTCCTTTGATCCACATCCTGTGACAAAGGACCTACCTGTGCTGGTGAATGAACGTGCAATCATTAGATCTGTACGTAATATAGTCGAAACAATTCCGACTGAGCGATTTTTTAACGCAACCTTTGGTTCCGATATTCGTCGGAGCCTTTTTGGGTTTGTGGATATAGGTACTGCTCTTGTTATTGAAGAACAAATTTCAAATTCAATTGGATTTTACGAACCTAGGATTGAAAATCTAAAGATTCAAGTTGATCCTCAACCAGATAATAATTCATTTAATTGTAATGTATTCTTCGATATTGTTGGATTAGATATCCCAACCTCAAATTTTTCATTCATACTAGAGGCAACACGATAAAACATGCCTTTTACACAGTTTACTAACTTAGATTTCGATCAGATAAAAGCAGAAATCAAGTCATATCTCCGTTCTAATTCAAATTTTACGGATTTTGACTTTGAAGGATCGAATTTTTCCGTCCTAATCGATACTTTAGCGTACAATACGTACATTAATGCATTCAATGCCAACCTGGCAGTGAATGAATCGTTCTTAGATGGAGCAACAGTCCGCGAAAACGTAGTTTCGTTGGCAAGGAATATTGGATATGTACCAAGGTCAAAGAGTGCTGCAAAGGCACAAGTCACATTTTCGGTTCCAACTACCTCTACTAGTACTACTTTAACTCTCAATGCGGGTTTAGTTGCTGTTGGACCCTTTGATAATACATCATATCGTTTTTCAATACCTGAAAATATTACAACAACGATAAAAAATGGTGCTGCAACGTTTGGAACAGCAGATGCACCCATTGAGATCTTCCAAGGAACGTTATTAAGCAAACAATTCTTAGTTAATAATTCTGTTGATCAACGTTTTGTTCTTGATAATCCCAATATTGATGCTTCTACAATTAGAACTTATGTCAAAGGAGTCAATGATACTGGTCTTGGAAGAGAATTTGCCAAGATTGATAACATTTTAAACATTGATAAGTCATCTGAGATCTATTTGATTCAGGAAATTGCGGATGAGAGATATGAATTGCTATTTGGTGATGGATATTTTGGTAAAAAGTTAGAAAATAACTCTGTCATCACGGTAAGATATATTATTACTGATGGTGAAGAAGGAAATGGTCCGAATACCTTCGATTTTCAAGGTAATTTGATCAATGAGAATGGTGTTAGAACCACTCCTACTGGTGCTATACCAATTACAGTCGTTCAGAGGGCGATAAATGGTGGTGAAATAGAGAATGTCTCTTCTATTAAGTACTTTGCCCCACGATTGTATTCCGCGCAGTACAGAGCGGTTACGTCAAGGGACTATGAAGCGATTATTTCTTCAATTTACTCCAATACTGAGTCGGTTGCAGTAGTTGGAGGTGAGGAATTGGTTCCACCACAGTTTGGAACGGTTCAAATTAGTATTAAACCCAAGAATGGGTCATATATTTCCGATTTTGATAAGCAAAACATCCTCAATAAACTTAAAAAGTATTCTATTGCGGGTATTAATCAAAAAATCATCGATCTTAAGGTTCTGCACGTTGAACTTGACTCTACAATTTACTATGATGTATCAAAAATTAGTAATGCAAACGATTTAAAGACTAATATTACTGATACGTTATCAACATATTCAAAAGATGTTGATATGAATCGTTTTGGAGGTAGATTTAAGTACAGTAAAGTCCTTCAATTGATTGATAGAGTTGATAGTGCAATTACTTCTAATATAACAAAGGTTAGAATTAGAAGAGATATGAAATCATTACTTAATCAGTTCGCTCAATACGAACTTTGCTTTGGTAATAGATTTCATATCAATCCTGCAGGATATAACATCAAGAGTACTGGTTTTACAATCACTGGATCAAGCGATATTGTTTATTTGACTGACGTTCCAAATAAGGACGCATTAGGAAATCTTGATGGTAGTGGAAAAGGTGTTATATCTGCAATTAAAAAGACAAATACTGATCAATTACAAGTTGCTTTGAGAGGTGTTGGTACAGTTGATTATATTAAAGGTGAAATTCTTTTAAATACAATTAATATCACCTCAACCCAACAACAAAACGCCATTATTGAGGTTCAAGCATTCCCAGATTCTAATGATGTAATCGGGTTGAAAGATTTGTACCTCAGTTTAGACGTTTCAAGTAGTAGGATAAATACGATTAAAGATGTTATAGCATCTGGTGAAGACATTAGTGGTGTATCTTTTGCAAGAGAATACTATACTTCAAGTTACTCAAACGGAGACCTAGAGAGGAAATAAAAATATGTCGAATTTTGAGAAGAGAGTTCAACTCAATAAAATTATTGAGAGTCAACTTCCAGAATTTTTAGTTTCAGACTTCCCAAAAGCAGTTGATTTCTTTAAGCAATATTATATTTCCCAAGAAAAGCAGGGAGGTAATATTGACCTTGTAGATAATCTTGATCGTTATCTTAGGGTAGATAATCTTGTTCCTGAAGTTGTTGTTGGTAAAACGGCATTATCCTCATCGATTTCTGCATCTGATACAACAATTGTAGTCACATCTACAAAAGGTTTTCCAGATGATTATGGTCTTCTGAAGATTGATAATGAAATTATCACATACACTAGTAAAACTTCAACGACATTTACTGGATGTGTTCGTGGATTTACTGGTATTACTGGATATGATAGTGGTATATCAAATTTAATTAATACTGTTAATAAGCAAAATGTTGTCTTTTCAGAAACTTCTGCAGAAGAACATTCAAACAATTCGACGGTTACTAACCTTAGTGCCCTCTTCTTACAAGAATTCTATAAAAAATTAAAGAGAACTTTCACACCAGGATTAGAAGAATATGAATTTGTTTCTGATCTTGATGTCGGTAACTTTATAAAGCATGCAAGAAACTTATACCAATCAAAAGGTATTGAAGAATCTATAAAAATTCTTTTTAAAGTTCTTTATGGTGTTGAAGCAAGTGTTATTGACCTTGAAGAAAGGCTTATAAAACCATCTGCAGCAAATTATATTAGAAGAGAAACTATAGTTGTTGAGAGGATATCTGGAGATCCTTTTAAATTGGAAGGGCAAACTATCTTCAAATCTACAGATAGTGGAACAAGTGCATCTGTATCTGATGTAGAAATTTTTACAAGGAATAATGAGACTTTCTATAGACTTGGTCTCTTTATTGGATATAATGATAGAGATTTAATTGAAGGGACATTTACAATTCCTGGATCTTCAAGAGTTCTTGAGAATGTTTCTGTTGGATCATCTGTTATCAATGTTGATTCTACGATTGGTTTTGGTCAAACTGGAACTGTTGTTGTAGGATCAAATGCAATTGATTACACTGCAAAGAGTATTAATCAATTTTATGGTTGTATCAATGTAGGTGCAGCGATCACAACGGGTACTAGAATCCGCTCTAATGAGTATGTTTATGGTTATGAGGACAATGACCTAACCAAGAGAGTAGACCTCCGTATAACGGGTGTACTGGCAGACTTCAATCCTCTCGGAAAACTCTCATTAATGGAAGTGGGAGAAGAAATAAAAGTAAGAAATGTTGGCGAAGTTATTACTAATCCAACAACTGACAGAACATATAAACAAATTTTTGCAAACTCTTGGATTTATAATACAAGTTCAAGTTACAATGTAGATACTATCAATGGTTCAATCTTTACATTATTAAGTGATATTGATAAATCAAGTCTCAAAAGAGGTGATACTGTTGATATTGTAAATGGTTCTAATGTAGTTGGTTCTGGTGCAACTATTGTATCTGTTAGTGAACCTACAAAAGAAGTTACTCTTGGTAATATTGTAGGTTTTGCCGCATCTACTGGTGTAAATTATAGTCTTCGTAGAAGAGTTGAGAAATCCGAAAGTGTTGGTGTAGCACTTTCTTTGGGCAATGATGTGTACATTGCAGACACTTTAAATGTGTATACTGATGAAAACGATGAGTTTGGATATATTACTTCAAACTCTTTACCATCATATACAATCTATGATGATATTATTGAAAAAAATGCTGACAGTCTTGGTGAAAGAGACAATGTTTTCAACAACTATACTGTAGTAGTATTCCCAAGTGATGTCGATTTCTTAGATGGTGATGAAATTGTTTACACTGCAGAAACTCCAATTGCTGGTTTAGTTTCTAATGCATCATACTTCGTTAAAAAGTTTGTAGATTCTACTGGAACAGTAATCAATAATAAAATTTACTTATATTCATCAAAAGCATTACTTAAAGGTAATGAATATATTAAACTTGATTATACTGTTTCTAGTGGTGGAGGATCCGGATCTCTTATAGGAACTCATACCTTCACTCTTAGAAGGCATGAAGATAGAGTTCTTTCCCCGAATCAAATTCTTAGAAAATTCTCTCTTAACACATCACTATCAGATGTAAAGAGTGAAAATAGAAAAATTGGTTCTATTGGACTTTTAGTTGATGGTACTCAGATTTCAAGTCCAGAATCTAGAGATAAAATTTATTATGGACCAATCAGTGAGTTTGAAGTTTTAAATGGTGGAAAGGGATATGATGTTATTAATCCACCAAAAATTATTATTAGTAAACCCATAGGACTTGGAAATACTAATGCACTTGTTGAACCTGTTATTGAAGGTATCGTCAATCAAATTTTAGTTGATCCTCAAGATTTTGACATTGAAAGTATTGAAGGTATATCTTTAATTGGTGGTAATGGTTCTGGGTGTCAACTTGAGCCTGTTATGGGGTCAAGATTTAGAGAACTTTCATTTGATAGTCGTGCTCTTTCTCTAGGAGGTGGAGTAGATATTGATAATGAAACTATTACTTTTAGTGACTTTCATAATCTTTTTGATGGTCAGCACTTGATCTATAATCAAAATGGACATAATGCAATATCAATTGGTATAGCAAACGATCCTACACAATCTATTGAAGGAACTTTGGTGAGTGGTGATGAGTATGTTACAAAATTTGTAAATACCACCAGTATCAAGTTATTCAAAACTGATGCTGATGCTTTAGCAGGAATTAATACTATTGGATTCTCTACAGCAACAACTGCTAGTGGTATTCATAAGTTCAGAACATTATCAAGAAAAAATTTAAGAGAAGTTAAAGTTATTCAGTCTGGATCTGGATACACTTACAGAAAATTGAGAGTTTCTTCGTCAGGAATCTCTACAGAGTATAATACAATTTACTTTAAAAATCATGGATTTAATACTGATGATATTGTTGACTATTCATATGAAGGAACTTCAATAGGTGGATTAACTGATACAAACAGATATTCTATTCAAAAAGTTGATGCAGATAATTTCCGTGTTATAGATGTTGGTATTGGCGCTTCTATTACAACAGATCTTGTAAGATCTAAAGTAGTCGATATTACGACAGTTGGAGTTGGAACACACATTTTCCAATATCCACCAATTAGTGTTGACATTAATGTTTCCTATGGATCAACTCTTGGAGGAACATTTGTTTTCACTCCAATCGTGACAGGAGAAATTATTGATACATATCTCTATGAACAAGGAACTGGATATGGATCAAATACCCTAAACCTCCATAAGAAACCCCTAATATCGCTTCCACAGGGCAAGGACGCACAGTTATCACCAATCATCCTTAATGGTAGAATTGATGCCGTACAGATCCGTAACAGAGGGGCAGGATATAAATCATTACCAATTATTGAAACTGAAGGTACCGGTACTGGAGCAGTTTTAAGACCGATTCTTGGTGGTATTAATGGAGAACAAATAATTGAGGTCAAAGTTATAAATGGTGGAATTGGATATGATCAAAATCTTACTGATATTATTATCAAACCAAGGGGATCTGGAGCAAAGTTTGATTTAAGAGTTAGAGATCTTACAGTCAACGATGCTGAAAGATTTGCATCTTATACTAAAAAAAGACAAGAAAAAATATACTCAAATCTTTCACCTAACGAAACTAGTGATCTTCTTGTATATTCAATGTATGGATATTCAAGTGATCTTGCAATAAAATTCAATGATACTGCTAGTAATCATTCTCCAATTATTGGATGGGCATATGATGGTAATCCAATTTACGGACCATATGGATATTCGACAATAGATGATGTTCAGTCTGGTGTTAGACTGTTAGAATCTGGATATATTATAAATTCAAATTCTATTATTGATCGCCCATTATTATCAAATTATCCAGAAGGATTCTTTATTGAAGATTATCAGTTTACTGATGTCGGTGATCTTGATAAGCACAATGGAAGATTTTGTAAAACAACAGAATTTCCAAACGGAGTTTATGCATACTTTGCTAGTGTGAATGTAGATGGTAGTTCTTTAGAACCACAATATCCATATTTCATTGGAAATTCTTTCCGATCAAAGTTCATAAAGGAAAATGAAGTATTAGATCAAACATTTGATTTCAATAATTCAGATCTTGTTCGTAATACTTTTCCATACAAAGTAAACGATAAAGATGCAAATTATGATTTTATAAACGAATCATATGAATCTTTTGCACAAATTGCAAGAATTGAATCTGTTAGCCAGGGAGATATTGATGAAGTAATAGTTGTTGATGGTGGAAGTGGATATCAAATTGGTGATGTAGTTAACTTTGATGAAACTGGAACCAAAGGAAGAGGTCTTAGAGCACAAGTTTCTGAACTTAAGGGTATTGAAGTTGATTCAGTTTCAACATCCTTAGAAACTTATGAGAATGTAGTATTTGAATGGGATACTGATAGAGTAGTTTCTGTATATTCTAGAGATGGATATTTAGATTTTAATAATAATGACACTGTTTTAATAACTGGATTATCCACTGCAGTTACTTACTTAGCAGATTCTCATCATATTGGGTTTACTACAGAAACAGTAGGTTTGGCAAAAACCATGACTTCTTTCACTGGAGCAACTTCTGGTGTTGGTGTATTTGAAGATATTTTAGTTTCCAATGTTCCTGTAGTATCTGCAGGAAATACAATTACCATTTTCTCTAGTGCCGGAACTGAAAGTGTTAGAGTTCTGAATAACTTTAATAATGGTGTACTAAGAGTTCAAAGATTTGGTGAAGCACCAAATTATACGACTGGTGTTGCTCACACATTTGGTAGTGAGTTGAATGTTATAAGTGATAGAGTTAGATTGCCAGTTAAGACTAAAAAGTTTACTTCCAAACGTGATGACTTAGTATATTTCAATCCTTTAGAAGCAGTTGGTGTTGGTTTAACTGATGGTTCTGCAATATCAAAAATTATTACCGTAGGTATTACTACATCTGAAATATCTATTCCGACTAGAACAATCTACCTCCCAAATCATCCATTTACTACTGGACAAAAAATAACCCTTTCTAAAGGTGCTGGGAATCCAAGTTCTTTCACGGTCGGGATGAATAATTCAAATGTAAATACATTCTTTATTCCAGATCTATCAACAAAAGAAACAGATCTTTATGTAATTAACAAGGGAAGAAATTATATTGGACTTGTTAGTGAGACTGTTGGTGCTGTAGGAGTTGGTACAACATCAGAAGGACTATTCTTCTATAATGTTGGAAATGCTGCAGATAGATCAGATTATCTAATTAAGAGTAATAAAGATCAAGTTACTGGCAATTTAAGTAGAATTACAACGCTAGTAAGTTGTGCAGAAACTCATGGTCTTAGTCGAAATGACGTTATTAAGTTAAACGTTCTTCCAAATACTATTGTTGGTGTCGGAACAACAGCAGCGTTAAGATTATCATTAGATTTGGACGAGAAAAAAATTCTTGTAAATTCAACTGATGTAGAATCAAGTGCAATTAACTTAAGTAATAATACATTTACTCTAACTTCCCACGGATATTCCACTGGTGATAAAATTTACTATAGTGGTGATGCAACTGGAATTGTATCTGGAGATTATTTTATAATTAAGGATTCTCTCAATACGTTCAGACTTTCTGAAACTAAGTACGAATCAAATCCTGCGAGTCAAAAAGAGATTAATATTACTGCTACTGGATCTGGTCCTCATACTATATCATTAATTAATCCAAGACTTGATGTCGTAAGAAATTCTGATATTCAATTCATTTTGCAAGATCCATCTCTCTTTGGATATAATCTAAAAATATACAGAGAAAAAGAATTTGTAAATGAATTTGTTAGTGTTGCAAATAATAGTGAGTTTAATATTATCAGTGCAGGATCAACTATTGGTCTTGGTACTTTAACCAATCCAACATTAACACTTAAGCACTCTAACAATATTCCAAGTCGGTTGTATTATACATTAGAAAAATCTGGATATATTAGTACTGCAGATACAAATGTAAATGATTATTCAGAAATTAATTATATTGATAGTGAATATAATGGTAGTCATAAAGTATTTGGTATAACGGGTGCAGGTAATACAACTACCTTTAAAATTTCTCCTGTTAAAATTCCATCAGTCCTCTCATATAATAAATCACAATGTGATAAACTTGAATATTCTACAAAATCTGCATCAGCATTAAGCGGATCTATTGGTAAAGTAAGAATTATATCTAAAGGATTTAATTTTGAAAGATTGCCACAATTCACAGATGTAACATCCGAAACAGGTATTAATGCAAATATTTTTGCAGAATCTACATCTATTGGTTCACCTAAAAAAGTAAGATTTAAAGATATTGGATATGATTATCCTTCAGATAAAACTTTAAGACCACAAACATTTGTTCCACCGGTAATAAATTTAGATAACTTAGACACAATTAAAGATTTTGATATTATTTCTCAAGGTAGCAGATATCTCAGAGATCCTGACGTCATTCTTATTAATGATACGACTAAAGAAATTGTAGACAAAGATTCACTTTTGGCGAAAGCACCAAATGGTGCTATTGCAGAAATTGAAATTTTAGCACCATTATTTGGATTAGCATCAGAAACACATAAACTTGTGTTTGTTAATAATTCAAATGGTGTTGGTATTTCCACTATGACAGGTGATGGCATAAGTGGAGTTGCAACTTGTACTCTTGTGACACCTATTCTTGGATTTGTTCAACCTCAATTTGAAGTTGGTGATGAAATTTTTATTGAAGGTATTGATTTAGATTCAACAGGAACTGGATATAATTCTTCAGATTATAACTATCGTTTCTTCAAAGTTAAGAGTTATAATAATATTAGTCCTGCAACTCTAGAATTTGAAATTGTTGATGATGCTGGTGTTGGATTATCTACAAATGTTGGTTTAGCTAAAACAGTTC